CTATATTTTTTACATAAGATATATGCACAACGGGATCTGCTAACAAATTTATCTGGCCGGCCACATAATCATTCCCGGCACTTCCCATTTCCGTACAAAAAGCACGTGCCTCCACAGTTAGGCTTCCTGCCGGGATGACACAAGCCTCTTCTGTGCCAAAAAAGATGTCATCCCCGGCTGTTGCCCTGGTGCCTGCCGGAATCTCCACATCATAGTCCAGAACCTCGTTCATGCCAAATTCCAGCATACAGGAAGCCGCCCTCAGATTACTGCCGGCAAAGCCGAGATTAGCCCCCCAGTTCCACAAAACATCATCCTCCATATACCGGATAAAATTCTGGTTAAAGAGGTACGAGGCAAACTCATACGCCTGATAAATCTGCCCTGCTATTACACCCAGTTCCAGACGCTTCGGGTTAGCCGGGTACAATGTAACCTCCTCGCCTGTGTACTGCAGGTATGCATCCTGGTAATCCGCTATCATTTCCTCCTGTATCCCCTCCAGGGTAATCCCGTCATCTTCCAGCATGTCAATCGGCGGAAGCGCTTCCAGATCCTCTATACTATTCGCCATCTTCAATCACCACCTTTGGCACCATAAGCCCATCCTGGCTTACTGTTTCTATCTCTGTAATATTTGCCCTGTCTTCCCATGTTTCTACCTGGTCAACTGCCTGGTTAAAAAATTCTGCTTCTGCATCCAGGGAATCCACTCCCAGCACGCCAGACGTTATGCCCATGGAACGCATATAGGGCATATCGCCATATGGCGTAGATAATATGGTATCCACACACTCAACGATATCTTCCGCTTCTGCGCTGTCTCCAATATATTGAATCATCATTCTCCTTTCTGATGCTGTCTCGCTAATTTGGGATTTTAATCACCCAGCCCGGCTGCAGTTTGTCCGCATTGGCTATTACCTGAAAACCCTTCGCCTTTTTCCTGTTTGCATTAAATATTTTAGAATACTTCGCACCATTGCCATAATACTTTTTAGCAAGTCCCCACAGGGTGTCCCCCTCCCTGATAACATATCTGGTATAGCCTTTTTTATCTTTCTTCTTGGATTTAAGCGAATCCGGAGCCCTTTGATTTTTCCTGGAACTTTTCTTCTTTTTGGATTTAACCACTTTCTTCTTTTTGGAATTTCCTTTCTTGTATGGATATTCCTTAAAAGTGACGCCTGCCATTACTTCCGTTACTTTTCCATTTTTATAAAAAGTCTTAAGGTCATTCGACACTTTTGTAATAATCCATTTATAGCTGCCAATCCTTCTTCTTCCGATGCCAAGCGGATATACCCTGCTTTCCAGGTTATACTTCCTTAAAAGCAGGAGCTGTTTCCACGGGTTCACACCATAGCGCGCCATAAAATAAATGTTCATGCTGATTTCATCACTGTTTTTCCCTGTCACTTCAAGCAATGGTTTCTTCCCCTGCCGCTTGTGTTCCTCAACATTGATAGAGGTGTCCCACTTCATCCCATCAAAAGACTGGAGTCTTGGTTTCCCGCTCTTTGCCCTGACGTAGAATTCTATTTTTCCGAAATGCCCGACATGCCCCAATCCCTATCCCTCCTCAATAAATCTGATACGCGGTGCGTGGAATTCCAACACCCCGGCTGCATCGTCATATTTCATAAAAGCCCGCTTGGAAAACCGTTTAAAATAATTTTCCTTTCCGAAAAATTCCGGAAGGTATTCCGCATTAAAAACAGGACCCAGAATATACCCCTGCTTCTTGTTTTCCTGAAACAGAACAACTACCAGTTCATTCACTTTCGGCATACGGTATTCAAAAGAAAAGAAAGGCAGTTCTTTCCTTAACATGTCTTCTGCATCCGGAAAAACAACATCTGCACATCCCTTCTGATAATTTATAGAAGAAATCCTTCCTAACAAAACCATTCTGTCCATGGCATCCCTCCTATTTAATATTGGTTACGCACCGATGGCAGTTTATTGTAGTGTAGTACCCGCCTGCTTTGCTGTGAACTACCTTGTCGATAAAATAACGCCCGTCAAATTTCCCAAAGCCAGTTACTCCAAACACTTTGCATGCCTGATACCTCGGGTCTCCCATTACCTTAAAGGTAGCCGTCACTGCCTGCCGGAGATTTTCCGCAAGCCTTGCTTTTGCCTTCCGCTCTGCATCCGCATGCGACTCTGCTGACATAGAAAGGAAAAGAGGACGTTTCCCCTTCCCTCCTGGCACAGTATATTGATAAGTGATGTTCTTACCATCCTTATTCTGGTATTGCAGCTTCACGCCGTCATATATCCCCGTTACTGCATGGGAAAAATGATATGCGTCGGAAGCCCCGAGTTCACTCCTGTCCAGTGTAAAACTCTTTCCCTTCTTCTCATATGCCGTCTGGTCATAGGCAACAAGCTTGCCGTTGTACACTTTCATGCTGATGTCATAATCACTGCAGAGTGAAAAAGCAAATTCCATATCCGTCCTGCCCTCCTGGCTGATTTCATCAATCTTCTGGTTGTCAGCCGTAAACACAAGGCTGACATCCGCCCTCGCCGCTATTTCCGACAATATCTCACGCACAGACGTTTTTTTATAGGTTTTATTCCGCTGCGTTACATTAAAAGCAGTATGTATTGGGATACTTATTCCCCTGATATCCACTGTGCTTGGGAATCCCCCTGCTTCAAATTCATCTAAAGCAAACTTCCCACAATATACTGTCCGGTTATCAGACTGCTTTCTCCAGTGGACAACCTTAATGCTCATTTTTATAAAATCTGAACTCTGCGGAAACCATGCACCTTTGAGCCATTTCAGTTTCCGATTGTTCAAGGTAAGGGAGATCGTATCTGCTTCCCCGGATGCACAGTCCGTCCAGCTAAAAGACTCCATATCATCCGTAAAAACCTCCGTGGCATCCTTATCGTTATATCTCAGCAATATTGTGCTCTTCCTGCTGTTCTTATATTTATTATCCATAAGGGTCTTCCTCCTCTTCCGGAGCATCGTAGAAATCTTCCTCCAGATTTACGCTGTCCCTCCATTCTGGAATATCCTCATCCTCTTCTGCCTCCGCTGTTATCTCCGGGCAGTATATATCTATGCCATCTTCAAAAAGGTAAACATCAAGATACTGCGGATTAGCACGGTACAGAACAAAAACATAGGACTCATCGCCATAAACAGCCCATGCTATATAGTCCCACATATCCCCCTGTTTCGTTCGGTAGGTATAACCGCCCATAAACAACCTCCATTCCCTTGGTTTAACGTGCAAACAACGTCCTTCCTTTGGATGCAAGATAGGCATCCATCATCTCATCAAATTTAGCCTGGCTCATCTGCATAGCCCTTGCCAGCGTTTTCTGATCCGCATCCCCTTTTATCTCAATAACAGGGGAGTAGCTTATCTGGATATTTGGCGCACTGCCGGATGATTCCGCTGCAGCAGGCTTTATTTTTAATATATCCTGATACAGCGCTTTATCCCTGCCTGGTGATGGTATATTACTGCAAACCGCTTTATTATCTGCCGGAAGCATCCCTAAAATCTCCCCTGCCTGCTGCCAGAGTGTTTTCGCACGGCCAGAGCCATCCAGTGGGATGGCAGCCTCCGGCCCCTCTTCCGCAAATGTGGTAAGAATCGGATTAAAATAAATACCGCCTTCTGCGTTGGAAAGTATCTTCTGCTTTTTTCCTCCACCCTTTTTCTCTGCCTTCTTCGAAAGGGCCGCTTCATTCATCCTGTTCTGTGGTCTGGAAGCTTCAATCGTCTGTGCCAGTACAGGGTTTGGCTTAAATTCTGGAAGACTATCATATGCAATTTGAGGTGTAATCGTAATTTGCATACCTGCATATCCCTCTTCAAGTCTTTTTCTGGTAAGATCAACAAGCTTGTCAGCACCTTCCAGTACCCTGCTACTATTATTATCCATTCCTTCCACCACTCCGTCTGGAATACCACCACCCAATTTCTCACTTGCTTTTACCATTGCCGCCAATTTATCATCAGTGCTGAGTGATTTTCCCAAAACTACATATGCATCATCTATATCTCCAGCAACAGCAGAAATTGTTTTTGCATTTATTACACTATCTTTAATTGACTTTGATACATTCATTCCACTGCTTTCCTGCTGCTTTATTAATGTCTCTATGCGCCCCACTATATCTTCCAACCCATATTGGTATGCTTCTTGTACCTGATCTTGTATCTTGGGATCTACATTAAAATCATCCCATGCACCTTTTACAGAAAGATAGGATTCTGCAGTTAAATCATTTAATTGGCTTCCATGTCTTGCTTTTTCCTCAAAGATCTCCCCTGCTCTTTCTTGATATCCCTTGACTGCATTGCTGATTTCTGGATAGGCCTCCAGTATTGATGTAGCAAGATATTTCGACCCCTTTTTCATGGCATCTGCTTTTTTGTCGAAATATGCCTGTTTTAGTTCTTTTGCCTCTGCGTCATAGTCCTTTTTAGAAATATCTTTCTTTTTAAGACGTGCATTCAATGTTGTCATGGATGTTTTGTAGGCATCCTCCGCACCGCTGTCCACCTGCTCCTCATATTTCCGGATATCTTTAGAAAGCTGCTTGAAATCTGCCGCTGTCAGATCCTTTCCTGAATATTTTAATTCCAGAGCCTGCAGTTCCGAATCATTCTGTGCTTCCGTTACAATATCAGTAATTTTGCCGATTTTCTTAAGGAGTTTCTGCGCCGTTTCATCTGTATTAATATCTACACCATTCTTTACAGCTTTTTCAATTCTCTTATTCAGCCTTTTCTGCAGGCGGTTGAGTTCCGCATCCAGGCCGCTGTAAAAATTATCGTTCTCCAGCCCAATCTTAGAGCCCTTCCCTAAAAGCAACTCTGTCGAAACATGCACAGAATATGCCTTGTTATCTAATGCCTCCTGCGCATATTTCACATATTCCTTAGCCGACTCTGCATACGACTCCCTGTCACTCTTGTCAATCTCAAACCCTGCCTTAAATTTCCAGTCAATCTTTTCCATCTCGGACAGGCTGTCCTTCATGTTTCCGATTGACTCATCTGTATCGCCAATAGATTCCAGCATGGCAGAAATTTTATTCAGTGTCTTTTTTCCAACAATCTCCTGTGCTATATCGTCAAGCTCTTCCATGGACAGCGATATATTCCCAAAATGCTCTTCCAGGCCAGCCTTCACCATATTGTCATGCGCCCTTTTCGCATAAGTGCCAAGCCCGGCTATTGCAGACGTTGCAACAGCAAAAATCCCTATCGGGGATGCCGCAACGGATGAAAGCGAAGTAATTATTCTGGCAATGCCGCCTGCCACTTTGTATGTCCCCATCGCCGCGCCGATTCCAGTTATTCCGGAGATGATCAGGTCAAAGTTGTCCACAACCAGTCCGCCAAAACTGCCTACTACTTTCCCTGCAGACAGAATCAGATCCATCTTATCCTCAAAAAACTGATGGATTTTAACCTCATTTTCCTCGGCAAAATCTGTTATGCCATCAGAAAGTGTATTAAATCCACCGCTCAGGCCATTCAGAACCTCAATCATCTCACCGTCAAACGCATCCGCAAAACTGATTTTTGCATCATCCATGGCAGATTTCATTGTTTCGGTTGCCCCGGACATGGTATCTGTCATCTTTGCATACATTTCATCCAGCGTGCCGTCAGAATCCCCAAGCTTGGCCTCAAGGTCATCCCACGCACTTTCCGCACCTTTTGCGCCATTCTTGACCCCGTCCAGAAGATACGCCATTTTGCTGTAATAATTTGTCCCCGCAATATTCTTCAGCGCCTTTGCCTTCTGCTCCACAGTCAGCCCTGCCACACCCTTGTTAATGCGCTTTAAAGCCTCTTCCATGCCGACAAACTGCCCATCTTCAAAAATATTTATTTTTAATGCTTTCATTTCATCCAAGGCATTTTTATTGCTTGCGATTCTGGTAAGGATTGCATTCAGGGTGCGGCCGCCTTCCTCTGCTTTCGTTCCGTTGTTCGCCAGGATTCCAAGTGCAATAGCTGAATCCTTTACATCCATCTTTAAAGTCCTTGCAGCGCCCCCGCTTTTAATGAATGCCTGCATGAGCTGCTGTGATGTTGTATTGGCAGAATTGTTTGCTTTCGTCACCAAATCAAGATATTCCGGCAGTTCCTTTACATCCAGTTTCAGGGCACTCATGGAATCTGTAACTAAATCACTGGTTTCAGCAAGGTCAAGGTTTGTCGCAGCAGATAACTTAAGTACCGGCATCAGCCCCTGTGTGGACTGGTTGACATCCCATCCGGCAAGGGCCATATAACCAAGGGCGCTTGCACTTTCCTCTGCTGTTTTTATAGTAGCCTTTCCGGCCTCCCTTGAAGCCTGCTCCATCTTCCTGTATTCCGTTTCCGTTGCCCCTGCAGTTGCAGCAGATGCCGCAAGCTGCTGTTCAAAGCCGGAATACACCTCAACGGAATCTTTCACAAGCCCTCCGACGTTAACTGCGGCAAAAGCACCCGTAACCAGTGCAGCCGCTTTCTTTGCAGAGGAAGACAGGGAACGCAGCCCCTGTTTCCCCTTATTAATGCTGCCCTGGAAACTTGGCTTCGTCCTTGCGCCAAGCAGAACTTCCAGTGCATATTCTTTTTTAGACGCCATCAGCCATCCTCCTCTTCCTCATGAAATACTTCCGCAATCTGGCGTGCCGTTTTCATTAAACCGGACAGCGAAAGATTCTTAAAGTATTCGATACTGTCACGGGTGGTAAGTGACAGGCGTATGGCAACCTTTGAAAAATACTCCGCCCATTCGTTTCCGACACCTATCCTCGCAAAAAAAACACGTATACCACCGCTGTTACTTTCCACATATCACGTATGCTTAACCTGTTGAAAAATTCCACCGGAAGCCCCGTAACCCTCATGGCAACATATTTTGTGTATGTGGTATCTTTAAATTTGTTTGCCGGCACATGCCGTACCTTTTCCAGCATCCTGTCGAAAACCTCCCCATCAATCGTAGTCAGCTCCGTCAACCGGGATAAATCAAGGGACTTGTATTTTCTCTTTCCGTCCCCGTTGTCAAATTCATATTCTTTGTCAAAATAAACCATATAGTCCTCTTTATCCGGTTCCCGCCCCTCTTCTCCTTCGGATGCCTCACTTCCCTTCCTGGCCCCGCTTGCAGCCTCATCAGCCGCCGCCAGAAGCTCCGCCCTTTCCTCTACTTCATCCCATGTCGTATTCTCTGT